CAACAGTTTTCATTCTCATACTAGGTGCTTGTGCTTCTCCCATTGCTTGAGTTCTCATTGAATAACTTCCAAGACTAGGTGCTGATACACTTGTATCAACTAATTTAAAATCACCAGCTCCAGGTTTCTTTTCAAATAATCCACCTACTTTAGAACCAATCATTGCACCAATTTTAGATCCTGTTGGCCCACCAACTGCTCCACCAATAGTACTACCTACCCAAGCACCCGCTTTACCTACAGCACCTTTAATTATACTTCCTATACTTCCTAGTTTATCAAACATATATTTCCCTTAACCTGTTAATAAATCAAATCCAAACTTACCAATCATTTGATACATTGCATCTTTAGACGCTTGATCTTGTAAATCTACAGCAGTAGATCTTTCAAGTGCAGCCATAGCTAAATTATGATTTCTATTTGCATCATTCTCAGAAGATGTATTTACCCAAGATGCTTCATCTCTCCATTGTTGCCATGCAGCAGATAAAGCCCAGTTAGATAAGTTTAATAAGTTCTGAGCATTAGCTTGATTAGCAGCATTAGTAGCAGCTGTGTTAGCTGTGTTAATTGCTCTTCTCCAAACTACATTTGATTGGTCTATTTCTCTTTGATTGTTTACGTTAAATTGTTGTCTTTGACTTTCTAATGTTGCATTAAATTGATTGATAGCAGCTTCTCTAGCAGCATTTGCTTCCGATACAGCTACTTCATTTTGTGCATTTAATGCAGAAATTTTGTTTTGTTCACTAACTGCATACTGATTCATAGCGTCAGATCTAACAGCATTTTGTTCTGCCATTTGTGCAGACATACCATCATAGAATTGATTTACTTGATTCTGACTCGTAGCATTAAACTGTAGTGCGGCATTCTGTGCAGCTTGGTCAGATAATAAAAATGTTTGTCTTGCATTTAAATTAGCTAAACTTGTTTGTTGTCTATTAGATAAATTAGACACATCCATTTGTAAATATGATTGTGCATTTACAATATTAGCTTGCTGATTGTTAGCAAGATTTTGAAATATCATTTGCTTATAGGTATCTGCATCTGCTTTAGCAATAGGTACAGCAGCATTCATAATACCTTCAGCTAATGCCTCAGCTGCCATAGAACTAGCACTCATGCCTCTTCTATTCATTGCAGCTTCAGTAGCTTTAGCAGCACCCCTAGCCCATACAGGTAAAGGATTACCTGATTGGATAGCTGTACTTACTTCATTTTGTAAAGATTGTAATTGACCCTTAACTGTAGCATCAGCAGTAATAGCACCTGTTGCAGCCTGTGCAGGTGCAGTTAAAGTACCTTGTGCAGCCGTAGCCGTAGGGGTAACCCCTGCTACTTGAGCAGCAGTCATTTGTCCTGCAGCTTGTGCTGTAGGTACAGTTGTAGTAGTAGCTGTGGGTACAGTTCCAGCTGTTATAGTTGGTGCAGTTGTAGCAGTAGGTATAGCAGCAGTTACAGGTGCTTGAACACCTTGTGTAGCCATTAGTTCCCCAGTGCCTAGATTTTGTAACTGTGGAGTTACAACTGTGCCTGTAGGAAGTGTTGGTTGTGCTACTAAGTTTTCAATTAAAGTAACTGCTTTTTGACTTCCTGTTTGCTCTGATTGAGCAGGAGCCAAAGCACCTTTTTGTAATTGTGTATCGTTTGGTGTAGCCATTGTTATCTTCCTTGTCTATTATATTTTTTATAACTTCTTTTTTCTGATTTATTTAAATTTTTTTTATGAACGCCTGGTCTTTTTCTAGGTTTGGGTCTTGGTACAAAGTGTAAAAAGTTTACCTTAGCCATATAAAATCAAAGTATCAACTCTGTTATTTAAACTGTTTTCCAGTAACCCAAGTAACTAAAGAATTTCTTTCGCCTTTAGTTACAGGCTTTACTTCATGTAAAGTATAAGATGGAAATAATACTAATGTCCCTTGTTCTTTTTTCATTTCTGTACCTTTTTCATTTTCATATAAAATTAATTCTCCACCCTCATATTCATTAGGGTCAGTTAATTGTATAGATAAAGATAATTTTCTTATTAAAGAATTAACTGATCTATCTATGTGTTTTCCGTATTTATTTGATGGTGCTTTATAATTTGTAAATTGTAACCCCTCATTTAAACCATGAAGATCAAATTGAAAAAACCTTTCATTGAGATTTAAAACTATATCTGTTATTTTTCTAAAAACCCAATCTAAATTATCATTAGCATATAACCAACAAATTTTACTTTCTCTAGAATCTGATTTACCTCTAGTTGTTCCTTGAATTAAACCTTTATCTTTTGAGTATTTAACTATCTTTTCACATTCTTCTTTAGTAAATGCTTTTTCCCAATAAGCATAAGTATTAACTTTATCTAAATAAAAATTCCAAGATGAATTATTAAATTTTTTCACACCCCTAAATATTTATTATACTAAATCCCAAGTTTGATTTTCTTCATTCCAATTATATCTATTTTCTGTGTCAGGTAAAGCAACTGGTGCTTCCCAAAGACAAGTTGTTTCATTTAATGTCCAAGATGGATAAGGTTTTGGTGGAATAAAAGCATCTCTAGTTTGGTCATATTTAAAACCTTTACCAGCATAGTTTTTTCTTATATTTCCATTGTAAGAAGTCTGAACCCAAACATCTCTAGTTCCATAAAGATTATTTAAAAAATCTACACCAGCTTGTTCAGTTGTTGCTACATCATTAGAAACAACTACAATTTTTTCAACTATATTTCCTTTTCCTAATTTACAAAAATGTGCCATTATGGTGTGTAACTCCCTGATGCGTTAAATGTTAATATTGTATCTGTTCCATCAGTATCAACTGATGGACTTCCTGTTGTTGTACCAGAATATTCTATTGTCGGAACTCTTAAAATAACTACGCCACTTCCTCCATTACCACCTGTTGTTGTACCATTACTTCCACCTCCTCCACCACTTCCTGTATTTATAGTTCCAGCAGTACCATTCACACCCGTACCTCCACCACCAGCACCTCCACCGCCATCTCCTCCGACAGAGGAAGTATCACCTCCACCTCCACCGCCACCAGCTCTTGTGACAGCAGAACCTGTTATTGAAGAAGATAAACCATCTCCTCCATTTCCAGCACCATCAGTATCTCCAGCTTCAGACGCACCTCCGCCACCACCAGCTTTACCTGTACCACTATTAAAACTTCCACCATCAAAACCTTGATTAGCAGTACCAGAACCTCCAACACCAGGAGTATCATCTGAACAACCTCCACCAGAACCACCACTTCTACCATTATTAAAAGTTCTACCACCACCTCCACCTCCACCAGTAGAAACTATATCGGTAATATCTGAACCTGTAATAGATGAATCATCTCCATCATTAGATTGAACTGCATTATTTGATACTCCTGTTGCACCAGCACCAACTGTAATTGTATATGTTGTTCCTTGTGATAATGTTAAAGAAGTTTCTGAACTTCCTCCTCCACCAGAAGATTCACTACCGAAAGAATTTCTATAACCACCAGCACCTCCTCCTCCAGCTCTATCTTTATTAGAACTACCTCCTCCAGCAATAACTAAAAAATCTGCTGTTCCAGAAAATTGTGGAGTTTCTAAAGTTACATCATCATCTGATGTTGGAATCCAACCTTGTGTTGCACCAGAATAAACTATTCTTACTGATTGACCAGTAACATCATAAACAGGATTGGGAGATGTATTTCCTTGAAAATTTAAACTGTTAGTATTTATAGTAACATTATTAGTTCCCCAAGTTCTTGCATAGTCTGTAAATTCTATTGTATCTCCAACACTTGCTGATGCTGGAAGTGTGACTGTAATACCTGCTGAAGTAGTGTTAATCCAATAACCTTCTCCAGCTACTGCAGTAAATGCAGAAGTTTTAATATCGGATTGCCATTGAATACCACCGCCTACAAATTCTGCTCCAGATGCAACACTAACTGTATCACCACTTGCACCTAAAGTAACAGTAGAACCAGATTTAGATATAACTAAATTTCCACTTGTATCTTCAATTGTATTTACTTTTAATTTACTAGTCATTTTATATTCCTATTAATGCCTTTACTTCAGATTCTGTCAATCCTAAATCTAAAAGTTTTTGTTTGCCAGTTGCTTTTTTATTTATTGCGTCTTGCTCAGCATCTTTTAATTCTTGTATCTTTGCATTTACTTCTGCTTCAGTAGGTTTTGTAATTGAACTGTCATGTACTATAATATTTTCATAAGTCATTCTTTGGTCATTAGGAATAATGTTTCCATTATTATCTTCTTTTCTCCAACCAAACCATTGTCCAGAGTGCATTTGTGCTAAAGTATAACTTAACCATTCTTGTTCATTCATTTTATGTATCTCCTAATCTTAAAAAAGTAAAAAATGTTTTGTTTCTTGTTGTATCTCCTCTAGCTGTTGTATTGCTAAAATTATTAAAATCAAATTTTACTTTAACGTTTGAAGTATTTGTTACATCAACTAAAGTGTTTATTTCCCCAGATTGATCTTGGTCTATTCCTAAACCAACCCCAGCTGTAACGACAGTGTTATATGTAGAATTATCTGTTGTAAGTAGTATTCTAAATGTCATTCCACCATTATTAATAGCTAAATTAACATTAAATTTTACTAAATATATTCCTGTTGATGGAAAAGTAAAAATACCAGAACTTTCTGTCATAGCAGTACCTAATGTACCTTGACCAGCAGTATCAACTTGCTCTAAATTAGAAGTAATATCTCCATTAGTGCTATTATCTGCTGTCATTCTCCATTGATCTGCCATTGTAAGACCAGAAACAACTTCTGCAAAACTATTATCTCCTCTTAAAAAGGTTGTAGCATCTTTAGTTCCTGTTGCTGTTAATTTTGCAAGTGAAACAGAACCATCTGGTAATGTAACTGTACTGTTAGATGTATCTAAAGTTACCCCAGTAGGTACTGTAAATGTATCACCACTATCACCTAAAGTGACATCAGTTCCTGAACGTGGACTTATTTTATTTACTTTTACTTCTGACATAATTACGGTTTAGTTGGCCATGTAACATTATTTACATCGTCAACATTTGTTAAATTGTTAGTAATATCTCTTAATGCTTGTCTATAAGTTTCCCATGTAGTTTTATCTGTAATAGGTGAATCACTCATCATTACCCAATCAGATGAAGCTATTAGTGAGTTTCTTCTTTGTCTTAAATCTGCCATAGCACGATCAAACGCACCATCATTCCATGCTTGTTCTTCTGCATCTCTTTGTGCTTCTTCTTGTGCAGTAAAGGGTACTTGAACCCCATTTATTAAGTGATGTCTTGGCATAATTATTTATACTCCATTGTTAATTGTTAAGCAATACCATAAAGGCAAATATCTCCAGCGTCTATGTTTCCTGATGACATCTGGAATCTAATGGCATCTACTGACGAAGTAGTATTTCCATATCCAGCAATATAGCTATTAGCTGAATAATCTCCTGAATGATAAGTATTTATATTTGCAATAAAATGTTTTACAAAAGTTGTAGAACTTGGATTAAATAAATGTAATGTTCCAACACAAGATTGATCATTATCA